TAAAAAATATATATTATATTAATTAAAAATGACTGAAGACGCCCATAAACCTATTCCAGAGGAATTTGCCAAAATTATAAAAGATTTTGTAGGTGATTTAAGAACCACCTTTCCAGAATACGAGCCTTTTATTGCCAAATGGTGGAAGGAAAAGGACCATTTCAATTATATAGATGATGAATCGGACCGTAATGCGGCCTATGAAAAGTCACACCAAAAATCCCTCAAACTAATCTTTGAGTTTTGCCAAAAGAAGATGCCACCTAGATTTTTCGACATTTTATACCAAAACGCCGATATTTTCAAAGAAGATTCCGATGTTGACACCGAGTTCCTGCCAAAGATTCATTTCAAAAACTTATGGCAATGCGATATTTCCGAGAAAACACGAGAAACCATTTGGAAATATTTACAGTTAATTACTTTTTCTATTGTCGGCACACTCCATAACAAGGACGCGTTCGGTGACACTGCCAAAATGTTTGAGGCAATAAATGAAGAAGAGTTTAAAACCAAATTAGAAGAGACATTGTCGCACATGCAAGGATTGTTTGATATGAGTGGAAACGCTGAGGCCGCTTCTTCGGACGCCGCCGGATTTAACCTACCAGACGCGCAAAAAATACAAGAGCATATTACAGGGATGTTGGACGGAAAACTGGGACAACTAGCGCGTGAAATCGCCGAAGAAACCGCCGCCAATTTAAACGTCGATTTTGAAGACGCAACGGACATGAAAGATGTGTTTCAAAAGTTGGTGAAGAATCCGACAAAATTAATGGGTTTGGTGAAAACAGTTGGTGATAAATTGGATACCAAAATTAAATCTGGTGACCTTAAAGAATCAGAGCTTATTGCGGAGGCGACTGAGATGATGAACAAAATGAAGAGTATGCCTGGTATGGGAAATATTCAGTCCATGTTGAGCCAAATGGGTTTAGGTGGTCTTGGTGGTCTAGGAGGCCTAGGGGGAAAAGTGAATACTGGTGCTATGGAGGCAAATTTAAATCAAAAAATGAAGATGGCGAAAACCAAGGAAAGAATGTTGGCCAAGGCCCAAGCCAGGGCAAATGCAAAGGCGGCCGAACAATTACAAGCGCAACAAGACCAACAAAATCAAAAACCAGCTTTAACAGACGAAGAGTTGTTGAAATTATTTAGCAGTGAAGAGAAACCAGAGAGAACCCCTAGAGGGTCCAAAACCAAATCCACCTTTAAGAAAGGTGGAGCCAAAACCACCTCTGGGAAAGGTTGAACCAAAACCAAATCCACCTTTCACTACGTAGTAGAAAGGTTGTAACGAAGTAAGAGCCAAAACCACTTTTGTGAAAAGTGGTGCAAAATCTACCTTTATCCACCTTCGGTAAATGCAGAGCCAAATAAACAACTTTGTACTACGTAGTTAGTAGAAAGGTTTGGCTCCACCTTTTTCAAAGGTGGATAATTGCGATTCTGATTCTGACGAAGATAGTTCAAATGAAGACAGTGTCACGCCTGTAAAAATGAAATATGAATTAAATTATGTTGTCGATTTTGCAGGAGGCCGAAAGAAAACCAGGAGAAAAACGAGAAAATCTAGAAAATGTAGAAAATCAAGAAAATAATATCACCTGATTTATATATAATCATGACAATTCAATTTTGGTCCAATGAACCTACCATATTATTTAATAAAGAATATATATTTGAATTATGGCCCACAACAAATATGTGTTATGAACAAAAATTAAATGCTGTATCTAGATTAATTATTTTGCTTACAATTTTAGGATATATTTTGACCATGTCTCAACGAGTATTGTTGGTCGGTTTTTTGACATTGGCTGTTATTTTTGTATTATTTAAGATGCGAAAGCAAAAGCTGACCAAGGATATTTTAAGTGAAGGATTTCAATCACTAAAAGGAAACGAAGTGACTGGAATGTTTGACAAGAAACCTGATTCTTATGTAAACCCTGTTACTTTAGACAGTGTCTTAAAATCGGAATTTAAGGAAGGCACCAAAAAGAACCCCTTTAGCAATGTTTTACTCACGCAAATTGGTGACGAACCTGACCGTAAATCGGCGCCACCCAGTTTCAACGTTGACGTCGACGAAGACATAACTAAAAATGTGAAGCGTGCTGTGCAGATGATGAACCCAGGCATTAAGAACACGAGTAAGCAGCTGTACGGTGACCTTTATCAGGAGTTTGAGCTCGATCAATTTTCAAGACAGCTCTATAGCACTCCAAATTCGAGAATACAACCTGGCGACCAGGCTAGTTTTTCGCAATACTTGTACGGCACGATGCCAAGTGCAAAAGAATCGACTCCAGACGGTAATATGCAGCGAATTAAGGATAATTGGCAATGGATTAATCCTTAATTTACTCTGTTTCCTTTATTATCGTATATCCAAAATTCAAAATTATATCCCATTTTTTCTGCTGCTTCTTTTTTCAATAAATTTACTATTTTAAACATATTTACTTACAGATAACTTTTTGTCAAAGAAAAGAACTTAAGCAAATTCAATAGATGTTATAAAAATAAAAATCTAAATCAAAACTAGAAGGCATAAAATTATTATAAAATGTATAATGTGCAAAAAATAATGTATATTATATATAAATGGCAAATGTTTCTGGTTATACCTTTCAAAATTTATCTAGAATTGGTTTAGACTCGTGTAACGTCTCTCAAACCGATACCCAAAATGTAGCATCTTGTAATTATATGACACAAAATTATTTCGCGTCGGACTGTTCAATGAAAAACGTAAAGGAACTAGCCACTACTCAACCAGGTATCATGTATAACGGTGGTTATAATTCAGGCGCTGGTGGCTGCAATATTGACGACAACTCAAAGTTATTGATTGGCTCCATCCAAACCCACCCAAGAAGTCACATTGACTTATTCCAACGTCCATTCGCAACAGTCCCATATTTAGGAAGAGGTTCTGTAAATCCTGTGATGGAAGCCCAAATCCAACAAGGCGAGCAAATCGTAAACAAACGCAGTGTGAGTAACTTGAGTGAAAAGAGTTACATCAAGTATCACCAAACCCCACTTTTACCAGCGGTTCAAGAGAGAATCAACAACCCAGCCAACCAAATCGAGAATGTAGCATCGGACGGATGGATTCGTGGAGGTGTCCCATCTCGTGAATTAACTCGCGATGGTGACTATTCCAACAAACACTCCACTTACCAGTATGCCTAAGCGAAGCGACTGAAAAACCACTTTTTCTAAAAGTGGTGCAAAAATGTAGCGAATGATAAAGTCCGCTTTTAGAAGAAGTTGTGCAAAAGCAATAAGCGAGTTAAAAACAATATTCAAATAATATATATGTGTAAAAATAAATATATTATTTTCTTTTTAGTATTTCTAATCATTGCATTATATTTACTGTCCAAAGGTGTATATTCCTATTATGTAGAGAAACACATTCTAAACGAAATACGTAAAGAATGGGTAATAAAAACGGGCGGTGGATTTGTTAAAATAGACGAAGAAGGTTCATATAAAGGAGATTATTATTTGTCTATAAGTAATGTCGAAAATATACAATCACACATACATATAATGACAAACCACCGTGAAAATGATTGGTGTTATCTTGTTAAAAAAAACAATCTTCATTCAAAATTATATTTTATAGACAAAAATAAAACTTCGCGCGAACTTGTGGAAGAATTTTTACAAAATTATAGAAAATTTCATGGATAAAGTATAAAGATAATTATACATAATAACTATAAGAATTATGTATAATACGAAAGTCGTTTGCAGTTATCATACCGACGAAGTATTTTTGGAAACAGATAAAATCACCGACGAAGAGAGATATTTCGTCCGCGACGCCATTTATCGACAAGAAGTGCTGGATATTTTAGGAATGGAACATTATAATGAAAAAGAAATGTTCAGAACCATCAAAGAATTATATGACCAGGTTCGAACGTCTACAGAACTCGCCGAATGTGCCTTAAAATTAGCCGAACACTTTATGAGCACTGATGCGGAATTTGGTCTCATGATTTTATTTGCATATGATTATATGTATTTAACGCATAACTGTATTAGCGAATATTTAGACTCTGGTAAAATTAGTGAGCAAAATATGCAAAAGTTGCGTGACGCGCTCGTCTAATAGACAATTTAGTTGGTAGGAACAAAATCGCAATCAATCGACTCTTCTACGTGTCTCCACAATAAATTTATGTTATATTTTCTAGTGTTTATTTTGCGATTTTTGCTATACTTTTTATAAACGTATATATTATATGGCTTCTACCAGAAATAGAAATACTCCAGGAAACTATAATTTAGAACAAAGAGAGTATAAGCAATTTGAAAATTATACATTGTATCCAAATTCGCAATACGGTGCCGCATACAATACTCGGTTGCCAGGAAATGGATTACTTCCTGCACAAATTCCAGGCAATAAGTTATCGTATAATGCAGCAGATACAGAATCTTTTTTATTTGGTATTAACTCGACAAATTTAGTAAACCCTGCACCATGTTTTGTCCCTGAAATAACCAAATTAGAGTCGACAAATATTTACGAAAAAAGCCCAGTATTTATACCAGAACCTTTAGTGGTAGAAAAAAATCAAAGACCATTTCCAGTGCCAAATTAAAACACTTTATTCCCAAATTAAAATAGTCCGAAAAAAGATTATTTTAATTTTTACTTTGTTGTAACATTTTGCACCACTTTTTACTACGTAGTGCAAAAGCGGTTTTGGCTCCCACATATACTTTTAGAAAAAGTATAACAAAATTTTTGGCTCTTACTTCGTTATAACCTTTCTACTACGTAGTGAAAGGTGAATAGGATTTTTGCACCACTTTTCCCAAAAGTGGTTTTAGTACTCTGGCGTGTGTTTCTTAAATAAACATCCTTGCGATGCTAACCCTTTAACATCGCCTGTTACAATTGCTGGATTTTGATTATTACAATCAGTCATCCAAATTTTTATAATACAGAAATTTTTTTTAGGCGAAATTGTTATCCCAGTCACACAATTAACGAAACCCATATTACTACTAATAGATGCACCTGCTACTACATATGTAAGCTCCTTCCAAACTTTATAAACGTTTTTATTTGAAACTTTGTAAGAAAAGCAACCACCGTTTCTATTTTTTGGGTCTTCCCATGTAGGTTTTATACCTTCTTTCATCATAAATAACATACAATTTTCTACAAGTATAGCAGGTAGTGTTTCAGTCACTGCCAATGTTTCTTCAATCGTAGTAAATGTAGAAATCGGAATATAACTGGTTATACTCCAATCTGTATTATGAGGCAAATGCGCCCAAAGAGTCCAATTACTGGACAATTTATGAAATGAATCCGTGCTAGAAATTACTGGTTCCATTGTTGTATGCTGGGATAACATTCTTAATATATTTATTAGTCATTTTTTTTTAAATTGTTTTGGAAATATATTATACTTTGCAGAGAGTATTTGATATCTGCATTATTCAGATACAATAATATATTTATTTTCTTTTACAATAAGACGAACTTCGTTTTTGATATCAAATATTTCTATATTGACATCATTATCAATTATCTTTACATGAAATGTGTTTATTTCATTTATTTCTTCAGATGTCACCGAATCATACGCATAATTTTTCAAATAATATTTTAGAAATTTTTTATCAATGATATTGTTGACAATATAATAATTATAAGTATCGCTTTTTAAAAGCACCACTATACATTTTGTTTCTGTTTTCACGGTGAATCTTAATTCAAATAATATAAATTGCACACTAGAAATTTGATAAGTGAAATCGATATCTGGTTGAAGAATTTTTTTATTCACACATTTTTCATTGGTACTTAAATCTGAAAAAATAAGCAACTCAGTTGCTTTGTCTCGTGTAACTGGCAATGATTGGGTTCTTTTGTATTTTCCTGAAACATCGCCGTTTACGATGTGTTCTATTTCTAAATCTCTACCACTGCAATTATACATATCACTTATGAATTTCTTTATAGGTGGATTTGCATCTATAAATTCGTTAACTTTACGCTTAATTTTACCGCCCATAATTTGACATTTGCTATATACATAAATGAATTGCAATGGAATTTCGATGAGTAGAGTTTCGTATTTTTCTGGATGTGTTCTTTTGAAATAATCATTTAAAATGATTAATAGTGCGCTAGTTCTTAACAGCGTAAATAGAGAACTGAATAACGTAGTAAATATAGTATATAATACCATGGATACTTAATAAATGGTATTATCTTTATATCTTTTTTAGATGTCAAATGTCGAGTTATTTTAACTTTGATAGGCAGGGCTGCTAGAACCATTTGGCACTAGTGGAGTACTAGCTACTATGGGACTCGTCTGTTTACTATCGTTATTATGGGGATTTGGAATGATTATATTAGGGGACTGATAGTATACAGGATTTTTGGATGCATTGTATTCAGGGTCGTATATTATAATATTACCCAATGAATCAACTGTTATACCGTGAACGCATTTTGCATTTGCATCAGAATTTGCATTATTGCAATTATAATTTATATTTCCAGTAGCCGCATCTAAACCGAATATATATAATAATATGCTAACTATAAATGTCATTAAAAGAAAAGGTATAAAAACAATAATCCAAGACACAACTGTTAAATTTCTTTCACATAAAATATTTAATAATAATGTTACCATAAAAGTAACGACGACTTTCATAAACGCGGTGTTATAAAGCCCTTTAAATGTGTCTATAAGTATTTGAGTTATTGAAAATATTAAATATATAATAGCTGGAGCACATAATTTTATCATTACTATAGAATTATATTTTATTTTATTTTATTTTTCATCGGCGTAAAAGAATGGTTCGCCGTCTTTTAAATAACCCACTTTATTTCCGACTTCATTGTCTTCAGTTGATTCGTAAATAAAACCATTTTCTTCGTCATTGGTATAATATGTTACATCATCGATTTCAATTTCGGTAACCTCTTCCTCTTCTTCCACTTCTTTATCATCGTTATCGCTGTCCTCTTCTTCATCCTCTTCCACTCCTTTATCAT